GAACTATCGGATTGATCGAAAGTGTATGTACCACCCTCTTGTAAATCTAAAGTAACAGCACTTGTACCAAAATCATCAAATCTATATTTGTTTCCTGAATCTGAAACTACTTTTACTGTGTAAGTTATGGCTGGTGCAGAGCCACCAGCTAACCAATTCCAATTAACTTGTGTTCTTGAATTTACATTATAATTTGAAGCACTATCCACTGTATAGCCATCTGAGGTAAAACCAGTTAAACTGGCTGTTGAACTTGTAACTTCTGCTGAAGTAGCATTTGAATACAAAGTTTTTGTTGCACCTCTAACACTATCTGTAAGAAGATGAGCAGAATTTGAATTACGACCTTTACCCCACACCCAATCAGGTTGAAATCCCACCCCTGTTATAGTTTTACTTGTTCCATCTCCTGTATAAATAATAGTATTAAAAAAAATTGTTGGGTCGTCTATAGTTGTGTAAGCCATTATCCAAACTCCGCTAGGTTTTTTGTGTTGAGTGCATAATATCCACTAGGTACTGCATATTCAAAGTTTCCATAGCCATTACCATCTGTGTTGCCAGATGAGATTGCAAAAGATGGAGACCCAAAATTCCAACTACCATTTCTATATGTTACATCAGCAAAAGTTACAAATCCATCTGCACCAACTACTGTATTTATATTTGAAAAAGCTTCATTAGTTCCATTTGCTGGGTCGCCACTAGCAAACCATGCTCCATCTTTTCCCCACCAAATTTTACCATTATCTTTGTCAATAGCAATCATTACAATAGAATTAGAATATCCTATAGCACTTCCATAAGATGTAGATGAAGCATTGTTTCTTTTAGCTCCACTAGATGTAACTAATCCCCATGAATGTAGATTACCACCTAAATATGTTGTTGATAAAGAATGTTCTAAACTATGGCAACCTATGTGATTATCATTATCTGATGCTTCAAATCTATATTCAGCATACCATTTACCTTTTGAAAAACCCATAGTTGCTCTGATGGGTCTATCAGAACTAGCTGTTGCAACAGTTAAATTTCCATTTGATAAAGTAGGTGCAGAACCAGCAAAATCTATTGGATTCATAGTTGCAAAATTATTTGTGCAAGTGTCAGTAGATTGATCAACACTTGTTAAATTATTTACAGTAAAGTTATTTCCATTTCCTGATACATCTGCACCTAGACTACCAGAGTTTTCAAAGTCTAAATAGAATCCATTGTTGCCAAATGTTAAACCTGATACATCTTTAGGTTTCCAAATGTTAGGGCTATCAGAATCAAACTCTCCAAATGATGTTGGGTCTAGTGCTTGACCATCAATAAATACAAATTCTGCTAAATAACCAGAAAATCTACCCCCACCACCTCTCATTATTTCATGAGCAATATTATTGTTAAAATCTAAATCTTGATTTTGATTAGGGTAAGTCTCTACTTGAAAAGAAGTTTCTTGGACTCCATTAACATATAATTTAAATCTATCAGATGATGTAGATTGTGTGGTATCCCATGCAAGAACAATATGATACCAAGATGAAACATCTCTAAATACTCTATTTGTTTTTAATCTTCCTTGCCATGCACTTGCACCTATATTGTAATATAAATATATATCAAAAACATCGTCTGTCATAATTTGTATTCCATAATAACTACCACTTGCAGTAGTAGTTAATCCAGCCATCATATTTGTTGATAGCAATGATCTCTTTATCCAAAAAGATTGAGTAGCTGTTCTTCTATTACCACCACTACCAAAAGTTTTAGATAAATAATCGTCTGATGTTGTTTCAAATCTTAATGAGTTAGCTACGTCAAAACCTGTATCTTTTATGGAGTTAGTTCCAAGTATTAAAGGCATCAAACCTCCAATGTTGGTAGTTCGCCCAATGGTCTTGTAACTGAACCATCGTCTTGCTCTGTGTATGTGTATAAGGTTTCTAAGGCTGGAGTATCGCTTGCGTTAGTTATAGCTGTTTCCATTTCAGCTTGTTTAGTTCTAACAGAATCTCTATGCGTTGAAATAGATGATGGTATAGCAGTAGATTTTTCAGTGTTTCTAGTTATGTACCAATCTGTTTTAGATAATTCGTTAGCTACTTGTGATTTTAATTGTTCAATTAAAACAGTTTTTAAACCTTTAACAGCTACATCTCCTACATCTTTTCCCTCTGGTATTTTGTCATCTGTTTTATCTTCTTCCGTCCATAAAGTATCTGCGTGTGCTTTAGCTGTAGCAGTTCCCCATGATCTAGTTACTTGATTATCAGCAAATGCAAAAGATTCGTTTGTATTTATATACCATTTTTCATCTTTGAAATTTGTGCTGTCAGTTACAACTTCATATATCCCTATGGCATTAAGTTCTGATTTTGACCATAAAGAAAATATTTTAGCTGGGTATCTTACATCTCCTATAATCATAGCTTTAGGATTTGTAATTATTTGAGTTATTGAACTATCTTCAACTAAAGCGTACATATTTTAACTTTCACTTAAATTTAATGTTCTGCCAACTTCTTGCCATATTGAACCATTGTATCTAAAAACTAATATATCTGTTTTACCATCTGTTGAAGTAAACGTAGGTGCAGTAGATGCCGCAAATTCAAAAACAGTATTGAATGCAATAGTATGTGAACCATTATAATTAATTTCTAAACAGATAAACGAACCCTCAACAGAGTTAGTTGGTGCGGCAAACGTGGTATTTTCTGTTGTTAAATGATATGCGTTAGGTTTAGCTTGAACGTCCCAAGCTACAGCATTTGATGATGATGTTAATGCTTGTTGAGGTATATATGCTAAATCATTAAATTTAATATATCCTGTTCCATTTGTTGTTACTTGAATATGACCATTTGCACCATCTTCAAGAGTTATGTTTCCAGCATTTGTGCCGTTATTTGTGTTTAAAATAAGATCGCCTGTACCTTGTGTGGTTAAAGTTGCATTTGAATTATTATCTCCAATTTGTACTGTGTCTGCACCTAAATTAACATCTCCTGTACCATTTGGAATAATATCAATATCTGCATTTGATGTTGAAACTATATCGTTTCCGTTAACATCTAGGTTTGCACCAAGTTGAGGGCTAGAATCATTCACGAGGTCTGATGCAACTGCACTATCAATAAAATTAACTGTATTAGCTGATGTATCAATAGTTGCTAAAGTAATATCATCTGAACCATCAAAAAATTTTAAAGACAAACTATTTGAACCAGCATTGGTCGTATCAAGCCAGATCGTGCCTGTGGTTGCAGAACTTGGTCTTGATGTGCCTGAGTTATTAGAATTTATTGCTCCTAAAACTGTATTTAAATCTGTCCTAAAATCTGGAAAAGATTGGTTTGCTATTGTAAAATCTGTTGCTTGTGCCATATTTATTTATACTCCTTTTAAAATCCTTTTGCAATAAAATCAAAAGTTCTTGAAATATTTGAGCCACTTGAGTTTTTAAATAAAACATCAAAAGAATCAACTGTTTTATTTGAAACTGTAAAAAAGTCTCCCGTATTTGCATCTTCCATTGTAATACCAACTGCATATCCTGTTGTTTTAAATGGATTAGTAAATGAAACTGTTTTAGTGCCTACACCTGAAGATATATCATTACCGCTAAATATTCGATCAGGCATATCTACTGTTATTGTGACTGCGGAAACTACAGGGGTCGATGCTAAGTCAGATGAAGTTAACACTACTCTAAATTTAAAAAATCTGGAGGTGTAATTACCGATTACAAAATTTTGAAAAGATGTAAAAGTAGAATTATCATCGCTTGTAGCTATTTCTAAATGTGCATCACAATTAGCTGGTGTATCCCCATCAAAGTTAGATTTTGCAGAATCAAATAATCCACTTCTATTGTCAAAAAGATCGTCTGGGTTTCTTGCTGATTGTGTTAATGATGCTGTAACTCTCACAGTATGTTTTGCACCAATATCAATAACATTTGCAAAAGCATAATTTCCTGACGCTAAAAAATCTGCATTAGCTACACCTGAATCAAAAAATCTTGTAGTGTTAGCATCGAATAAACCAGAGGCAGAATCAAACAATTCGCTTGAATTAAGTATAATAGCATCATCAGAAAGTGATACATTAGTTTTAGTACCAGCAAAGGTAGGGTGTTCATTGACAGTTGTAATAGAATTAAAATTTTCTGCACTTACTACATTTGATACTACAGCTGTTGCATTTGAACTAAAATTACCAAGTTTATCAACAGCTTTTATAAGATAAGTCCCAGCCCTAGCGGGAACTGTAATACTTGTAGCTGGACGAGATACTTTTGTAACTAAATTAACTGAGTTTAACCACTCCCCTGTACCATCAGTTTTATCAGAAAATCTAATTTGATAAAAAGCTAAATCTAAATCTGAAATTTGTGTCCAACTTAAATGTGCATCGTTTCCTGTAATATTACATGATAAATCTTCTACATCTGATGGCGGGTCAATAGCACCGACAATTTTTCTTGAAGCAGAAACAAAAGTTGAAGATACGCCTGTGGTATTTACAGCTTTTACTCTTACATCGTAAGTTTGTTGGTCAATTACATTTAAAACTCTGTGATTTAACCCTGACCCTTGTGCATAAATAATAAAATCTGAATCTGTGCTTAGTTTGTATTCTACTTGGTAAAAATCAATAAATTTATCAGGCGTTGCACCTATAGTTACATCTAAAGCAACAATTACAGTTCCATCGTTATATTCAATCAATGTATCAGATAATGTAACACTTGCTGGAGGTTGTACACTAAATGGGTTTGGCAAAGTAGTATCTGGTATGGTAGCGGGTGCAACTTGCGTACCGAAAGCGTAATATGAGTCTTGATGCTCGCTAAGTTGTAAAGTTATTGTGTGATCTGTATTAATAGTCATTCCTTGAATACGAAATGGCTTTGCAGAAAAACTAGGCGTAGCGTGGGTTATATTAACAATATCCCCGATAGCTAAATCTAAGGCAGTTCCATCACATTTTAAAGACACATCAAGGCTTGATCTTGACCTACGAAGTATAATCTCTGCAAGTTCTTGAGCCTGATGCTGATTTACAATCATAGGGAAATCAAAATTACCCTCAAGCAATATACCTCCATCTGCCGTTTTCATATTGCTATGCGTGTCTGCACTTGCAAGTCCTGTTTCATCGACTGGTGGAAATTGTGCTGTATCTGATTGATAATTTTTATTTTCGTTAGTAAAATTAACAATAACTCTATTATAACGAGAGTTTTTGTTTTTACTCGCAACATTTATACCACCTATTATATTATCCTCTGTTAATGTGATACTAGCACTGCCAGTTGTTTCAACTAATACTTTGTATTTTCCAGCAGTAAAATTTAGATATGATCGAGTGCCTTTTACAAAGTCTGCAACAAGATCAATAGCTTTTCTTGATGTATCTACAACTGGGTGGCTATCTAATAAATCAATCTGACTTGCACCACTAAAAGGTGTTATGTTTGCATCTACTACATCGCCAGCCGTTTGCCAATCTGCAAAATTACTATCAAAATAACTATCTGCAATACCCATACCAAATCTTTCATTTCTTAAATAATCTAACATTTGGTAAATTCCGTTATCTGAATACTCCCAAGTTGTACTATCATTTTGTCTATGTGAGCCACTACCACCAGTTTTTGTGCCGTCAAGATTTGGATTGTAAACTTTTCTACCTTTAACAATAGCTGTAACTTGTGGCAGAGAACCAAAAGCATCTGCATTCCATTTAAATTTAAGTGCTATGTACGCTAGCCCACGAAGTCGATGGTTTGACGTCCATGAGGATAATTCATCTAATAGACTAGATGCACTTTGCGAATCAGTTCCATAATGAGGCTCAACAGTAATTAAACTTGCGGCACTTGAACCCTCAACAGCTGGGTCGGCTCTAAAAAAATTTGAGTCTGAACTATCAACAGTTCTTTGAGTATTGTCTGCTAAATCTCCATTAAATGTTACTTCAGTATCATTAACAAATATTTTAGTAATATCATCTATTTCGCCCTCTGAAACTATTATAGCCATATACAAGAACTCGTTATCAGTTCCCGAAGTTTCTACAAAAATTACGTTACCTCCAACCTTTCTAGTTCCGTAAACTATTGGTATGTGTGAATTTCCGCTAATTTTATTTACTAAAACACCTCTAGCAATTATGTCTTGTTGATTGTCGCCAAAATCAGGTATTTCAGGAATGGGATTTAACCAACTAATTACATCAACTGCAAGATCAACTACAAAATCTATTGCATCTCCAATAAATTCAGTAGCATCATCAATAAAACCACCAGGATCACACATCTGAATACCTCCATAAACCGCCCATTTTTTCAAAGCCGTATCTGTCTAATAATTTATCTGCTACTAATTTTGTAGATATAGTTAAATGTATATGCCTACCTTTTGCCTGATTTTTAATTATATCCATAGTTTGATTAAATAAATTTAATGATCGATATTCTTTTAATATATAAATTACTTGAACTGATAGTAGTTGCTCTTTAGACCATAAATATTCGTTCATCATAAAAATTGTAATTCCAACTATTTTATTTTTGTCTAAATCTTTAATTAAAATTATTTTACCTTTTTGTAAGAACATCATTAAAGTTTGTTTCATCTTTGCTCTGTGTATATGAGGATAATCTAATGCTGGTGCTTCTTTTTCAAACTCATGTAATATTTCAAATATTTCGTCCATATTTTTATTTGATGCCTCGTAAAAGTGAAAACTTGCCATTAATCTCTACCCCATTTAATATCTCTTACAGTTAAGGCCGCAAACTCCATGCCTTTGTCTCCACTAAAAAATCTTTGTTGAGAATTGTCTGTTGTTACCCTACCACTTGTTTTTTCAAAATTTCCCCAGTGTGAAGTTAAATTTAAAACTAAATTTGCAGTTGTTGTGTTATCTGTAATTCTATACTCATCTATTGTTCCAAAAAATAATAAAAAAGGGTCAGAAATAAGAGAATTATTTGCATCTAAAAAACCTCTGTAAATATAAACCTCTTTGTTAATTATATTTTCTGATAAAGCTATTGATATATATGTTTGATCGACTCCAGAAAGTGTAAGCTGTAAACTATTTTTTGTTGGTTTGTTTGTTTCGTTAATACCAGCAATATTTTTTAAATGACCATTTCTAAGATAAGTTCTTGATGAACCTGATACACTAGATGTTATATCAAAAGGTGCATTTGTTAAATAGACTGGCGTTCCAAATTCTATCTCAATTAATAATACGGGGTCAATAACCCCTGTTGCTAGTTCTGTTTTTATGGAACTTGTTAATCCTCTTGCCATTATAAACTCTCAATAACATCAAACTCAAAATTAAAAAGTAAATTACCATCTTTATCATTTGCACTTGTTTCAAACTCTTGCATATCACTATTTAAATGAACTGTTGCTGGTACAGATTTATAAGTAACAGAACTGTTATCAGCTAATGCAGTTCTAAGCGGTGGTTCAATAGTAACAGTTGCGGCATTACTTGAAGATGTAACATCTGCAACTACCATGTATAATTTATCATGTGCAAATTTTAAAAGGTCTCCCGCTTTTAATCTTCCAGCACCATCGCCAGCAAAAGCATCAATAGCAATAGTTGTATCTCCCGCAGAATGAGAACCATTTACTAGTAGAGTTCCTGTTTCGTTACCTTGACTATCAAACGTAGTTGGTAAAGTAATTGTAAAATCTTCCTTACGACTTCTTTGTTTAATTATAAATGCCATTATTGGTGCAAAATCTGCACGAGTCATTGGAGGGTATGAAACTGTAAAACTAAACCTTTGACCTTGTACTTGTCTTCTAAATGTTTTGCCGCTATCAGTTTCACTAAATAAAGTTTTTTGATTTGATTTAAAATTAATAGCGTTGAACGCTGTATTAGGTAAAGAACCACTCATATCAATGCCGCCTTACCTTTTTCATTAACAGCACTATTAATCATGTTTACAATAACACCTCTGCTATTAACTAATAACTCATTGAAACCTCTTGCATCAACAGTATTAATATTAAAGTTTACTGTTACTGGTTTTGACATACCAAGTTGATTATTTGGCACTATTGTTCCAGCTTGGTCAGGTACAAACAACTCAGCACCTTTTTCTCCTACTATTGATGGTCGCCCTACTGGTGGTCGTCCACCATCAGCAAAACCTAAAAATCCACCTAAAAAACTAAGTCCTTTCATAAATAAACCACCACCACTAAAATGATGTTTCATTCTCATTCTTTTTTCATGTTCTCTAGTGATTAATTTTTCTATAGCTAATTCAACACCTTTTCTTGCAACTATTTCTATAATTGCACTCAAAACTCTTACTGCTAATTCTTGTGCCATTTTTTTAAATGTTTGTGCAAGGTTTTCTCCTAATATTATAGTTCGGGCTAAAGCATCACTTGCTTTTGATATACCACCATTGATTCCCTCTGCTACTGTATCTGCAATATTTTTAAATTTTTCTTTTGCTTTTTCTAAAGCACCTTGGTTCATATCTTTTAATTTGTTCATAGCTTTTTCTGTTGCAGATGGGACTCTTATAGACATATCATGCTCTATATCTAAAATAATTTGCTGTGATTTTAAAAATTCCTCGTTTAACTCAGCCTCTTTAATTTTTGCATTTTCTATGAGTAAAGCAGTATCATGAATAAGTTTATTTCTTTCAGCTATACTTTTATCTCCTGACAATTCGTGTTCAAAAGGTTCTAATTTTACGTTAATACCTTTTTTTCCAAATTTTTCTCCAAATTCATTTGCTTTATCTATTGCCGCTAATATTAATGCTAAACCAACAAAACCTTTTTTACCTAAAAGCACTGCACCGATTAATCCTGTAGCTTGGATAACTTCAGGTAGTCCAAAAAAAGCATCTTTTACATTTTTTACAAATTGTAACACTTCTTTAAAAAATGGTGTTAATTTTTTACCAACATCAACAACACCTACTAATGCTTTAGCAAGATTTTTACCTATTGATTCGGCAATCTTATCTATTTGTTTTGAGTTTTCTGATAAAAATTTATCAAGGTCTCCAAATTGATTTTTAAGTTCTTCAAAAAAACCAGCCTCCAATAATACTTTTTTAAAATTAAATATTTTATCGCCAATCATTGAAAGAGTACCGCCAAATGTTTTTGCTAATTCGTCAGTTGATTTTCCGAATTTGCCTCCCTCTCCAAATACTCTTTCAAATGCCTCAGCGGTTTCTTCAATAGAAACAGTTGCACCAGCTTGAAAACCAAGCATATTTCTCACACCTTTTTCTCTAAATAAATCTGCCGCACCAATACCAGCACTAAACGATCTTTGTATTTGTTCTGCCGCAATTCCAAAATCTAATCCTGTTGTTGCCGCTACATTTCCAGTAATTTTTAAAAGTTTGTTTAGATCGTCTGCATTATCTGTAACTGTTGCAAGAATGCCAGCACCAGATTGAATTTCCTCTAAAGAAAAAGGAACTTTTGATGCAAACTTAGTCATGTTTTCAAAGGCTTTTGCACCCTCGTTTGTATCTTTTAATAAAAATTTTAATCTTACTCTTAAATTTTCTAATTCTTTACCAGTACCAACTAAATTTCTAACAGCTAATCCAGCACCAAGACCAATAAAAGCATTTTGTAAATTAAAAACAGCACCTTTTAATTTTGCTAATCCACTTTGAACATTTCCTAAAGCCTGTTTAGTTTTATCTCTAGCAAGTATATCTATATTGACTTTTTTTGTTGCCATTTATTTTTTCATTTTTATAATTCGTTCTTGCCGCTCTCTTTCTTCTCTTTGAAGATCAAAGTAAGCAAGCCACATATTAAACTCTACATGAGGCATTTGCAAGATTTCTGATGCAGTCTTATGCAGTTTTTCAGCTAAAGCAAATATATTGTGTAGTTCAGGATTATTTTTTAGTTTTTTTTATTGTCGTTTACATCGACATTTTGAGTACCCATAATTTTACTGGCGACATCAGCTATTACATTTGTATCTGCTTTGGTTTTGAAACTAAGTATATGAGTAGCGTTAAACATTTTTTCTCCGTCTTTGTTACACGCTTTTTCTATTATGACATCAATTAAAACATTTAGATCAGTATTAGTTGCACCTTTAAATATCTTAGCTTTTTCCATCATATTGAAAGGTTTGCAATAAATTGCTTTATCGCCAACTAATCCCCATTCAGGAACTTCAATAATTTGTGTTTCTAATCCAGTAAAATGATCTCGTATTCCGTCAAAGTAATCAGGTTTTTTATCGTCTGGCATAAATTAAATTATACTGTTCCGATAGTTAATCCGCCTGTTCCTTGTAAAGATACTGTTCTAGTAGTTACTCCATCAAGAGTTACACCAACACTCATTCCAGTTACAATTCCTGTTCCTGACAATTTTTGTTCGCCTGAACCTGAACCCTCTGGCATGAACTCAAAACTTAAACTAGAACCTTGTACTAGATTACCTTGAGCAGTATCGTCATCATCAAAATTCATATCAATAGAGGCTGTAAATGTTCCTCTACCAACTACAAATGATTTCATTGATGAACCTAATGCTGTGTCCTCTACAATATCGTGAGTCGTATCTACAGTAAATCCAGTTGCTTGACCAATATTTACGCCACCAACATGAACTACTGCGTCCTTACCATGATGCGTTGCCATAATTTATTACTCCTTTGTTTTCTTTAATTCTTTTATAACTTTTTGCGTTTCTTTTTCAACAGATATTTTTTTATTTTTACCCTCAACTGTAAAACCTCGTTTCTCGTAATACTCTTGAAAGTCAGGCGAGATTTTTACTTTGGTGTCTCCTTTAACCATTACTATATCCATAGCCATTATGCAGTCCCCCTTGTAAATTCATACATTACACGCACAGTTATTCTGACTCCACCATAAGGATAGATCGTACCCTCGTCTGACGATGCCTCAATAATTTGTGTATCCAACGCATTTCCATTTCTTGTTATATCATTATCAAGTGTTTCTTCAACTACTTCAATAATCTGATTTCTAACTGTGTCTATATTGGAGTCTGTACCTTTGCCAAATGCAACTATGAGAAAATCTATTGTACCCATATATTTACCTGACCCCGTTGCACCCATAGCGGAGGGTTCTCTAGTTTCGTCCCCAGCTTGAATAAATGCGGCTGGAAATTGTGCATCAGCTAACTCTTCAACCTCAAAAGGTTCTCTTGTTAATTTTTTAAACTCAATAGGGCTAGTTACAGCATCAAGTTTAGTTATTATATCGTTTGCTATATTTTCTCTTTTGCTCATATTCTTAATTTACTAAAATAAAATTTACTAAATTCTTCTTTTATTTTATTTTCTTCTTTATTTCCAATAGCAAAAAAAGGTCTTTTAACCTTTCTTTTACCAACACCAAAACTATCGTGAAAACTAGCAATCTTCTCTCTTTCTTTATTTGCAAAAAACAAAGTGCTTTTAAAACCAGCTTTCCTAAAATCTAAACTTCTAAACATTTTACCCGAATCAGTTAAATCTACAAAACCTACTTGTCGTCCTCTTTTCTTTCTATTTGATTTAGTTGATTTAGCGTAAGGCAACATTCTTCCACCATCAGGTAATCTTCCTGATTGTGTTCTTTTAGTTATCATTAATATAGCCATATTTGATACTCTGCTTAATGCTGAATTTATAGCTGACCTTTGTTTTTGTTTGAGTGATGTTAAAAAATTTTTTACTTCGATAGTGTTAAATTTTACCTTTATGTCGGCAACCATTATCTAACTAATCTTAATGAGTGTATTGGCTCTTTCTCACTATCAGATACAGTCCCCCCGCCGTCCTCATCATATTCGACCCCGTCCCGCAATATAGCTTGGAACTCTTCTTCGTATCTGTCCCTGTAAAAATCTATTTGTACTTGGAATGTATCTTTGCCCTCGCCAGTGTCGGGGTCTCTCCATTTTGTAAGTTGAGGATAAATATATTTCCATAGTGCTAAATAAACAACAGATAACTCCCACTGTGATGGTGTGAGTTTGCTATTTTCCATTTCAACAGATGTGACTTTTGTAATATCTTTGTATCTGACTTGGTGTCTGTATCTTTCCCACCATTCCTCTCGGATACGTCTTAATACATCGTTTTCAGCAAATTGTATTTGATCGACAAAAGTAGTGATACCAAACCCTAAAATGTCTGGTTGTATCTTTTGCAGATTAGCATTTGCCACACTAAATACTGTCGATGACATTATTTTTTAGTTTTCTTTTTTTTCGTAACTTTCTTAACAACTTTTTTTACCGCTTTAACTGGTTTTACAGTCTTAGCTTTTACAGCTTTACCATCATGCAAACTCCAACCACGCTGAGTCCAAATATTTATATTGTTCTCGTAGTCAACTTTTTTTCTTTCAATGATAGAGCCGTTTTTATCATTAATTAGTTTTACAGTTTCTATAGTCATAATTTTTTATATCAGATAAGGGGTGGACAAGCCACCCCTTAATTGTTTTGATTATTAAGCCGCTACTGTGTCAGCTGTTAATTTAACGCCGTAAGAATCATGTAACTCTCCGACACCAAATACTGCTGTTGCCACAATCTCATCTGCTCTAAGGCTAGCATCACGCTGACTCTCAATTTTCAAGTCTTGCATCATCGCTAGTCCTAAAGCGTCTTGTGAGAATACGCCACCAATAGAGTCGTCTGAACCATCTACTGAGATATTAGAACTTTCAAAGACTTGTATTCCAGCAATATTGCCTACAAATCCTGATCTCATAGCCTCATTAGATAACTCTGTGTCTCTACCAACAAATGTATTTGTCAAAGATTTTTTGACATTGAATATTTGTTTAGGGTGGAACACTCCGTAGTACGGGCCAGGTGCTTTGTTAGTTTTAAGTTCTGCCGCACATTCAAATAAATCTTGAACTGTAAGTTCAGAACCAGCACCAGGGCCTTTCTCTGTTGAGAACCCTGTAAACAAAGCCGCAAGGTCAGTATCAATTTTAGTTGCAATCGCCTCACCAAATAGTCTGCCGATGTCAGCCGCAAC